GCGCAAAACCCTGAACAAATCCAAACAATCCTTAACGGCCTCACATGGCCTAAACCAACGGAGTAAAGCAATGTCGACTTATCACCACGGTGTGCGTGTCTTAGAAGTTAATGGCGGCACACGACCTATTCAAACAATTAATAGTGCGATCATTGGCGTTGCTGTGACAGGGGCCAATGCTGATCCAGATTTTTTCCCCCTCAATGAAGCGGTTCTATGTACAAATGTGTATGAAGCGCTTGATAAAGCGGGCAATACTGGGACAGCACCTTACGTTTTTGATGCGTTCAAAGATGTGACAAATCCAGTGATGGTTGTTGTGCGTGTTCCTGAAGGAACGGATGAAGCTGAACAAAACAGTTTAGTCATTGGGGGGATGGCAAATGGGCAGCGCACAGGGTTGCAAGCCCTGTTAGATGCCAAGGCTAAATTTGGTTTTAATCCCCGCATTCTTGTCGCGCCTCAACTGGATACGCTGCCTGTTGCCACTGAATTATCGGCATTAGCCAAGAAGATGCGTGGGTTCACATATGCATCGGCTTGGAATTGCCAAGATGTAACGCAAACGCTGACTTATGCTCAAAATTTCGGATCGCGCGAAACGATGCTGATTTGGCCTGATTTTATCAGTTGGGATACGATCAACGATCAACAAGGGGCTGGTCTTGCAACCGCGCGCGCCGCTGCCTTGCGGGCAAAAATTGATCTGGATGTTGGTTGGCATAAAACACTCTCAAATGTTCCCGTTGACGGGGTGTTAGGGGTGAGCAAATCGGTATCGTGGGATTTGCAAGACCCGAATACGGATGCAGGTATCCTGAATGCGGCAAATATCACAACCTTAGTCAATGAAGATGGCTATCGCTTTTGGGGATCGCGGACCTTATCGTCTGATCCGCTCTTTGCTTTTGAGAACTATACGCGCACCGCGCAAGTCTTGGCCGATACAATGGTAGAAGCGCACTTTTGGGCGGTTGATAAGCCAATGCATCCAACCTTAGTCACGGATATTTTGGAAGGCATCAATGCAAAGTTTCGGAGTTTAAAAAATAGCGGATATTTATTAGGAGGCGAAGCTTGGTTTGATGAAAAATATAACAGTCCAACCGATTTGAAAGCGGGCAAGTTGACAATCGATTATGATTATACCCCCGTTCCCCCTGCGGAAAATATCACACTGCAACAGCGTATTACGGATCGGCATTTGTTTGATTTTGCCGTGCAAGTTACAGTTTAATTTGCTCCCGTTCCCTCTTCTTGGATTGATTAAAAGGATAAAAAGATGACGGCCCTTAGCCCAATGACAAATTTTATGGTGTTTATTAATGGCATCATGCAACAAGGAAAAATTACAAATTTCACACCGCCTAAATTGGTGGCAAAGATGGAAGATGTCCAAACGGGGGGCATGTTAGCCCCTGTTGAAATCGAACTCGGTATCGAAAAGCTGGAAGCCAGTTTTAAGACACTTGGCTTTCCGGCTGATGTGATGAAAATGTTCAACAACCGCACTCTTAATGGTGTGCCCTTGCGTTTACGCGGGGCTGAAAATGACGCAGCAACGGGTGAATCTATTGCTGTTGAGATTAATTTGCGCGGGCGGTTCAAAGAATTAGGACTCGGCGAATTAGCCGCGTCTGAACAAAATGAAATGGATGTTCTCTTTAGCCCTTCTTATTACAAATATAGCCGTAATGGGGAGGATATTATTGAAATTGACGTTATTAATTTCATTTACAAGGTCGGCGGCGTTGATCTTGGTGCGAAAACCCGTGCGGCCTTGGGTTTGACATAATTTCCTTAAGGAAAAACCATAACAAAATTGGAAAAGACAAATGGAAAAATTAAAACAGAATCTTATCCGTGTGGATTTCAAAACGCCCCTTCCATACGGCAAAGAAACCTTAGACGGTCTTGATATTCGCACGCCGCTTGCAGGTGATTTGCGGGGTCTGAAACTTGGTGAGTTATATTCATTAAATGTTGATGATGTGCTGAAATTGGTCCCTCGTATCAGTCAACAAGCCGTGACCAGCGAGCAGCTTGCGAAACTGCCCCTTACGGATTTGAACCTCCTGTCGAAAACGCTCATGGATTTTTTTACAGGTGGGGAAACGACGGAATAATCTTGCCGGATGATATTATTAGAGGCTGGGGTGTTATCAACNCTGGCCCCCGTCTGAATTGGCGCAAATGAGTGTTGAAGACTTTAGCCTTTATTATCGATCAGCTGTTGAGCGGATTGAAGCGCATAATCGCGCGATAGAGAAACGACGCAACGCTTAGGAAGATGCAAAGTTAATTCACATGGCTGTTTTAGAATTAAAAATTTTTGCTGATATGCAAGACAAATTATCGGCAAAGCTTGGGGGCTTGAGTAAGAAAAGCGCCGATTTAAAAGCGGAAATTGGCGGCATTTCTGGAGAGCTGAAAGCATTTGAAGCGCTGCAAGTTGATATGGCCGCCTTCACTAAACTGAATGAGACTCTTGACCTGAACGCGGTTAAACTTACGGGGTCCTATGAAAAAGTCGCCGTCTTGCAACAAGAGTTTAATACCGCTGCGCAGCCGACAAAAGCACTCACAAAGAGACTCGAGCGAGCGCAGCGGACCGTTTCAAAGCTCAATGACGAGCAAACAAAGCAACTTGAAACGCTGAGGTCTGTTTCTAATCGCCTAAAAACCGCTGGTTTTTCAACGGATAATATGGGAGAGGCACAAAATACGCTTGCGGAAAAAATCGCCAAGACTAACGGACGACTAGAAGCGCAGCGGAAAAAATTGCAAGCCGTATCAGACCGTATGGCAAAAGCGCGGGCGATTACGCAGACATATCATAAAAGTATGGCCAACCGTGCGAATATGTCTTCTGTCGGGATGGCAGGGATGCAAAAAGGGCAAAGTGCCTTACAAGGGATAAGATCCTTTTTACAGCCTGCGCTTGAATTTGAGAAGTCACTGTCAAAACTTGCCGCTGTTAGTCGACTGGATCAAACGAGTGAAGCTTTTGCCCAATTGCAGAAACAGGCGAAAGATTTAGGCCGGACAACGCAATATAGCGCAGGGCAAGTGAGTGATGCCATGGGCTTTTTTGCGATGGCCGACTTTGATGCGAATGAGATCATGAAAGCGATACCCTCGNGAACGGATCTTGCGACAACAGCGGGTATTGCGAATAACATTCTATCCAAATTTGGTCTTGAAGCATCTGAAATGGGTCGTGTTTCAAATGTTTTAGCCGCTGGGTTTACACGGGCGAGCCTAGATTTAACCATGCTCGGGAACTCCATGAACCATGTCGCGCCTATTGCATCCCAGCTTGGGTTGTCTCTAGAAGATGCGACAGCGATGACGAGCTTATTAGGGAAGGTTGGCATTCAAGGGGCCGAGGCAATAACGGCAATCCAAGCTATTTTCAATAACATTTCAGCCCCCACGAAACGGGCACAGGATGCGATTGATAGTATCGGCCTTGCCACTCAAGATGCCCAAGGCAATTTGCGGCCCATGGCAGATATTCTTGCTGATGTTGCTCGTGCTACTCAAGATATGAGCAATGCAGAACGCGCGCAGATTTTTAAAGATATTGCAGGCGCAGAAGCGGGTGCCGCGTTTGCCACATTGATTGAAAAATCGAATGGGGATATTTCAGCAATAACGCAGTTTGGAGAAATAATCCACGGTAACAATAGAGAAGTAAACCGGATCGCCGAGACCATGGGGGATAACGCTCTTGGTGATTTGTCTGCTCTTAATTCTGGGTTACAGGGACTGAGTTATGCACTTTATGCAACCAATGCGGAAAATATTCGTGCTCTAATCAAGTGGGTGACGGGTCTTGTTAATTCTATAACAGAATGGATCGAACAGAACCCTGAATTAGCATCGACCCTAGTGACTATTACTGGAGGGATTGCGCTTGCTGTGACAGCTTTAGGGGCCTTGAGTCTTGGCATTGCGGGGGTGTNGGTCAATGGCGCAGGTGGGATTACGGATGCCAAGCTTAGCCCTTGGCGCTAATGCTTCGAATGTCGCATTCACGCAAGCAGGTAAGGGCGCAAGCTTATTTTCCAAAGGATTAAGGCTTGTGGGGATAGCAGGACGATTTGCCCTTGGCCCTATTGGTTTAGTCATGATTGCTATTGAAGCTCTCTCGTGGCTTGCTGGCTTGGTTTATGAACATTGGGAACCAATTAAAGAGTTTTTCAATGATATTTGGGGTGCTTTTCCTGATTGGGTCAAAACAGCGTTAAAGTTTCTCATGATGATAATTAATCCAGTAGGTATGTTAGTCGGCTTACTGTTTGGCGGGGATGATGAGGAGGACGAAGACAAAGCGCCTAAAAAAGCTACTGTTCAGCAGATCAAGAAAGTGACCGAAATCACCGATATGCCTGTATCGACCGCAAACGAGGGTGTTGTCCCTGTTGCGATGGGCATGCAACAGGCGGGGCTTCGGGTTATTGATCCTGAAAATGGGACTGCTTTGCATCAACCAGCACCTGCCCCACTACAGGCGTATCCCACGGGTCAAGGGGGGCTTGCTCATCAAGCGCAAGTTCAGAATAATTATGACATTAACATCAACGTACCGACTGGTGGGGTGGATGCGCAAGCCATTGCTGATGCGGTGCGGGCAGAATTGGAAAGGATTGAGCGTGAAAAAGCCCAAGATCATCAATCACGTTTGTATGACTAAGGAGCAAACAAAATGCAGCTTCTAACCATTGGCATGTTTGTATTTAGCATAAAGACAGCCCCGTTTCATGAATGGGATCGTGAGAATAGTTATGAGTGGGCGGAAAATAAGCGATTTGGTCAAGGTCCTGCTGCACAATTTGTGGGGCTAGGGGCCGAAACACGGACCCTTAAGGGGGTTCTGGTTCCTGAATTAACAGGGGGGCCAGACACCCTTGAAACCCTACGCCGCATGTCGGAAACGGGCAAGGTTTGGCCTATGGTATCAGGGACTGGGAAAAATCTTGGATATTGGTACATCATAAGCA